TTAAAGCCGTGATGATGATGTTTGTAACAGAAATACCAGCAACGACTTCTGACGGCAAAACTAAATATTATGATGGTGTTTTAGTTAAAGCAGAAAGTTTTAAAGAAGCAGAAAAAAAAGCAAAAAAAATGAACCCTGAGTTAGAAGTTATAGGCGAATATGTTTCAATGTTAGAATTAGGAAATCATGATGTGGGACTTTAAAAANTTTAACGAAGAAGAATTTGCTTGTCAGCATTGTGGCGANAAGGGTATAAAACTTGAGTTNGTAGAAAAATTACAACATTTACGAGATTTATATAAAAAACCAATAAAAATAAATTCTGGTTATAGATGTGCAAAACACCCTATAGAAAGCGTTAANAAATCGCCCGGAACACATNACGAAGGTCTTGCAGTAGACGTATCAGTTGAAAGAAAAGANGCTTATGAGTTANTAGGNTTAGCTTTACANCTAGAATTTACTGGAATTGGNGTNAATCAAAAGGGCAATGGTAGATTTATNCATTTGGATATTTCTAAGAGTAGAACCAGGCCAACAATTTGGAGCTATTAATGGAAATCAGTCCAATAATAATATGGAACGCACTGTTAACGTTNGTTTATGCTCCTTTAATTTATGGNATTAGATCAAACAGCAATGAANTAAAAAGAGTAGACATACTTTTNAACAAAACTAGAGAAGAAATGGCAATNAAATACGTTTCNAAAATAGATGCAGAAAAAAATATGGATAGACTNTTAGATAGGTTCGATAAATTAGAGGATAAATTAGACACAATANTAAATGGATAACNTAGAAANANTTAGAGAAGGCAAAGAAGCAGAAGATATTCTTAANAGTGATGTTTTTAAAAANGCAATTGCTAATTTAAAAGCAGAATTGTTAGANGCGTGGGAAATTTCTCCCGCAAAAGATCATGANACTAGAGAAGCTTTATATACAGCNGTTAAATTACTGCCANNNATAGAAAAGCATCTNAGGATTATGATTGAAAAAGGTAAGATTAACCCTTCAATGATAAATTCTATGAAGGGAGTCTTGAAAAAATAACTCTCTAAAGAGATAATACACAACGACGAGGTGTTTTATGAGCAACACGGAAAACAACCCATTGCAAAACAACCAAATAAATGACGTAGCTTCTGAATTTGAGAAGCTTCTGACTCCTACTGAGGAACAAGCAGAAGAAACTGAAATNGAAGCAACTGACATACCCGAAACTGAAACTGAAACTGTAGAAGCAGATGAAGAAGTTCTAGAAGCAGAAGCAGATGAAGATGAAGATTTGGAAGAGTCTGACGAAGATGAAATAGAAGCAGAAGAAGAAGAGCAACCTGAACTTTATGCAGTAAAAATAAACGGGCAAGAAGAACAGGTAACGCTTGAAGAATTGGTTAGCGGATATAGTCGGCAGAAGGATTATACGCAGAAAACTCAGAAGATAGCTGAACAAGAGAAGGCATTTNTAGAAAAAATGCAAGAAGTTGAACAACAATCTTTAGAAATATCTGACGAAAAAGCTTTATATAAGGAATTATTACCGAAGATGCAACTAGCGTTAAAAAATAACCTAGAAGCAGAACCAGATTGGCAACGACTCATTGACGAGTCTCCCCAAGAGTATTTGAAGCTTAAAGAAGAATGGAGCAATAAAAACTCCACGTTAGAAATGGTAGAAAATGAGATTGCAAGGGTACAAGCTGAAACCCAAAAGGAAGAAGCGAGGAAATTGCAAGAGCAAGTAGATTTAGGTAAACAACTTATATCTGAAAAAATTCCTGAGTGGCAAGATGAAAAAGTCGCTCAAGAAGAAACCAAACTAATGATGGAATATGCTCAAACTTTAGGTTTTACAAATAACGAGCTTGGAGAAATCTATGATGGAAGATTAGTATTGCTTTTACGAGACGCGTGGTCTCATAGNAAGACGAAAAAAGCTTTAAAAACTAAGCCGAAATCTTCTCCACATAGAGTAGCGAAAGCTGGTACATCAAATAGAATTAAAAGTAATACTCCTTTAAAGAAAGCGAAACAGCGCCTTAAACAAACTGGAAAAGTTTCCGATGCGTCTAAGGTAATAGAACAACTTTTATAAATTAAGGAGTCCATCATGGCACAAATAAGCAACAGCTTCACTACAAGTGATGCACAAGCAAACAGAGAAGCTCTTTCTGATGTAATTGCTAATATTGATCCNACTGCTACTCCCTTTATGTCTTCAATTGGCACAGAAAACGTAGATAACGTTACTTTTTCTTACCAAAACGAAACTTTAGGGTCTGTAAGCGGTACTGGAGAAATTGAAGGTTTTGAAGTCAGCAGACAAGCTTCTATCCCAACAACTAGAGTATCTAACGTATGCCAAATCAACAGCATCAACGTTACTATTTCTGGTTCTCAAGAAGCATCTAATCCAGCGGGTAAGTCCCGTGGGGAATTAGCGCATCAATTAGCGTTAGCTTCTAAAAGACTAAAAAGAAATATGGAAACTGCTCTATGTCAGAACCAAGGTTCAGAAGCGGGTAACTCTACTACTGCTAGAGCTACTAGATCNTTTGAAAGCTTTATCGCTTCTAACGTATCTGCTGGTACTGGTGGTGCAAATGGTAGCGCTACTGCTGGAAGAACTGACGGAACTCAAAGAACTCTAACCGAAGCTTTATTCAAAGACGTTTTAGAGACTTGTTTCACTAATGGTGCTGAACCAACAATNGCAATTGCTGGAGCGCACAACAAACAAGTGATTTCTGGATTTACTGGCAGAGCTAACACTAGGTCTACTGTAGACGCTAATACTGTTGAAAACAGTATCAGTGTGTATGCTGGAGATTTTGGAACTTTGCAAATTGTTCCTTCTAACAGAAGCAGAGACAGAAGTGTTCTTTTAGTTGACCCTGAGTATGCGAAGGTATGTTACTTACGTAATTTCCAAACTATAGACTTATCGACTATAGGGGACGCTACGTCAAAACTACTTTTAGCTGAGTTCGGCCTTAAAATGCACGAACAAGCTCACGGATTGATAGCTGATTTATCAACTTCATAAGGTAATTGAAGGGGAAGTTAATCTTCCCCTTCGTTAGTTAAGAATAAGAATGAGAACTTTAATGTCAGTGCGAGACGGGTTTGTCTCACAGTTAATAACTGAGGACGACAAAACTGTTGCTTTATCTACACAAAATATCGACAAAACTCTCAAGTATGTAGATCATTTGAAAGATATGCCAGTAGGTAAAAATATGCGTCATGTTGCAGAAGTCCCGTTAGTAATATGGGAAAAAGCAGTTCAAGAAGGTTGGTCAAAAGATCAAAATGCTTGGAAAAAATGGCTAAACGATCCTGATAATAAAGTTTTTAGAACGTGGCAAGGTAAACTATGACATACGACGAACTAAAAACAGATATAGCTAACTATCTAAATCGTACAGATTTAACAAACCAATTAGATGGGTTTATTAAAAAAGCCGAAGCAGAAGTTAACCGAAAAATAAAACACAAAGACCAAATAAAAAGGTCTCAAGCGACATTAGACGCGCAATACACACAGCTTCCGGGCGACTTCGTCGGGATAATAAATGTGGATTTGCAAGACACTAATCCGCCAGTTGCTTTATTTCAACAATCTTTAGAAAGTTTGGATTTGCATAGAAGCACCACTGGAGACGCTAAAGGACAACCAAAATACTTTGCAGTAGATGGCGACACTTTAGAAGTTTCTCCGACACCAGATAAATCAATGACTATTCAGCTAACGTATTATGCGGAAGTACCGCCATTGAGTAGTACAAATACGGAAAACTTTTTATTAAGAAGTAATCCAGACATTTACTTATATGGCGCACTTAAACACGCTTCAATTTATCTAATGGAAGATGAACGCGTTGGTTTGTTTAGCGGTCTTTTTGAAAAGGCGCTAGAGGAATTACGTATTCAGCAACAAAACGCAAGTTTCGGTAAGGGAAGTCTTTTAAAAAGAAGAAGAACTTACGGGAATAATAATCAACCTACTTATTACTACAGTAAAAATTAAAGGAGTTACCAATGTCATTTAGTAATTATTTAGAAGATGCAGTTTTAAATCACGTTTTTGGTGGAAGCTCGTATACTGCTCCAACTACTTTGTATGTTGCATTATTTACATCTGCTCCGTCTGACACAGGCGGTGGAACAGAAGTAAGTGGTGGTGCATACGCAAGACAGACTGGCGCATTTACAGTTTCTTCTGGAACTGCTTCAAACAGTTCAGCAATTGAGTACCCAACAGCTACCGCTGACTATGGTACTGTCGTTGCTATGGGAATATTCGACGCTAGTTCAGGGGGAAACCTGTTAGCGTATGGAAGCTTAACAACTTCTAAGAATGTTTCTACTGGAGACGTGCTTAGATTTAACGCATCTGCAATTGATATAACACTTAACTAGGTTTGCTAAATGGCAAATACTGGTTATGGTCAAGAGCGGTATGGAAGATCACTTTATGGTGCGCTTACATATCACGAATTAGAAGCGGTAGTTCAGGCCACCGCTTCTACTTCTACAGTACCTAATATAAATATAGGTATTACCAACACCCCTATAAATGCAGTAGGTTCTATTCAACCAACTGCTAATTCTCAATTTTCTGGATTTGGCGTAACTATCGGAGCTACGGCGACAAATAGTGTCGCTGGTCAAAGATTAGCTATCGCAGTACCAAACCAATTAACACAAAATAGCGGACATTTAGTTCACGCCACACAAGTAGACCAACCAGAAACTTTTATTTTAGTACAACCAACTATTCAGTCTGTCGGAACACAAATTGATTTAGTTGCAAACACCCCTATAAATGTTAATTCATCTGCAAACGTTATTGGCACTCCAATTGATCTTGCAGAGTCTTCTTTTTCAGCAAATACCATTAGCAGTGCTGTCGGCACACAAATCGATCTAGCTGACGTAAATCCAATTGCAACTACAGTAACCACAGCAGTCGGAACTCAAATTGATTTAGGTGCTTCTACTAGCAGTGTTACAAACGCTACTATAACTACGCTAAACCCAATATTTAGTTCTATAAATAAAGTTGTATCTTTATCAAACAATGGAACATTGTTAATAGATAACAGTCAAAATCCTATTGATCTACCAGTTAATCAAGATGTAGATTATGATTTAAGCGACAGCAGTTTAAGTGGTAAAACAATAGGAATTTCTAGGTTATATGGCGGTATTAATAATACGTCAGTAACGCATATCAGCGCAAAAACTGACTCTAATGGAAATGAATATTTGCAATTATCAGGCGCAAGTGCAGTAACTACAGCTGGTGGCCTGGCGACTAATAAATTAAGAACAATTTACAAATTTCAAGCAGACACATCTTCTACGCCTTCTTATACTGGAACAGGTTGGGCGTATATTTACGTGCAAAACACAGTAACAGTTGACGATGGCATAAATGTTTCTGTCGGCTATCAATTGGTAAGCGGTTACAACATCTTAACTATAGGTGGCAGACCTGTTTATCAATTTATAGGAGATACTTCACATGATACCGCTAATGGGTCAGTAGTATCAGGTTGGGAAGCAATAGACAAAAGCGGAAACTCACAAACTTCCGCTAAATCAACTACCGCCGACGATACTTTGATTGCATCTGGAATAGGCGCTACGAAAACTGGTACAGAAGGTAATTCGGGAGCAAAAATTTCTTTGAACTCACCAAATTCTTTGATTGGATTTGTTTATGAATACTTAGAAAATTCTACAAATCAAATTCAAGTAACTTATTCAGTTAATCTTGGATCAATTGAAACTGTATATTTAGCAACCGCAGATATGTTAACTACTATAAATTCCGACGTTGTTCCGTTTGCTCACAGAAGATATTTCTTAGTTTCTAATATAACTGCTAACCCTTCCTTATCAATAGATGGTAGGTTAAAATGGTCAAGGCAAATCGTCCCCGGAACAACTTGGACTGAACAAAGACTCCAACGACACCAATCATAATTAAGAGGAAAAAAAATGAGTGATACATTTACTAGCAACCTGTCATTAACTAAGCCACAAGTTGGCGGAAGTGTTGATAGCTGGGGAACTAAAATCTCAGCTAACTTAGATACAGTCGATGCTATTTTTAGTGCTACAGGCACAGAAGTCGATGTGCGACTAAATTCAGCTAACTTCAATGACAATAAAAAAGCAATTTTTGGAACTACTGACGCATTAGAAATTTTTCATGACGGATCAAATTCTTTAATAAAAGATATAGGAACTGGCAGTTTGCAAATATGCGCTTCACTTTTAGAAATTAAAAATTCTGCAAATTCGTCGACTATCGCATCTTTTAATGAGAGTGGTGCAGTTGACATTACGGGCAATGTTGGAATTACAGGAAATATTACAATTTCGGGTACAGTCGATGGAGTAGACCTGTCTTCTTTATCAGCAGTTGCAACTTCTGGTTCTTATGCAGATTTAAGCAACACACCAACTATTCCAACGAACAATAATCAGCTTACAAATGGAGCGGGATATACAACTTATACTTCTAATCAAGCTACAGATACAACTAGCACTGTAGATTTTGCAAATGTTTCTATAGGCGCAAATGGAGACATTGATTTT